CCAGGATGCCGAAGGCCGATTGCCGTCGCTGGGCTTCCAGGACTCCGGCTTGGTCGCGGTCGGCCAATCCCAGGACCTCCAGGTTCAGTCCGGTCACGAAAGGCATGCTGTTGAAGGCGAACAGCATCATACGATCCATGCCGGAGGGGAATTGCGCCTGAGAGCGCTCCTGGATCTTGTGCCCCGAGACCGCACCCTCCTTCATGAGCAGCAGAGGATTGGGCCTCGCCCAGTCCTCCTCGGCTTTGCGCGGGTCCACGAAGGCATTCACCTCGGCGAAGGCACCGCCCTTCGCATTGGTGTTGAGCATATGGGTGATGGACGACAACCACTTGTTCGCGAAGCGCTGCGGGTCCTTCATCGAGCGCACCAGCCCGTACCACATGCGCTGGTTGCGATCGCGCTTGTAGGTGATGAACTTGACGGTGAAATCCTTCACCTCCAGCTCGTCCTGCTCGAGGATCTCGGCTCCAGAAAGAAAAGCGCGGTAGTAGGCTTTCTTCCTGGTCTTCACGTAGTCCTGTTTTTCGGCAGGGGCGCGGCCCAGGGTCATCTCGAAGATATCGGCGGCAGCCCGAAACTGGGTGGGCGTGAGATCAACCAACTTCCCAGTGTGCGGATCGCGCAGGCGCAATACCTCTCGGAGCTTCCAGCACTGGTACTGCAGCACGAAGACCTGACCCTGGTGCTCGGTATCGGTGGCATTCTCCCGGTACATGAAGGCGCGATCCCCCATGTGCGGCCGCGGCACATTGTCCGGCGGCTCGCCTGAGAGCGTCGCACCCGGCCACCTCGCCAGGGCCTCGTCTTTGGCCATCCAGTCGCCATGGAAGACGAAGCGGCCATCGCTCAGATTGCGCCGGTTAGCCGTGGGATCGTACCAGACCGAGAGCGGATCGCGCCGGACGACGATCGGCGCGCCTTCTGGATTTTTCTCGTAGTGCATCATGGTCTCGGTGCAGCCGATCCCGCAGATGACCGCATCGCGCACCGCCTCGGAATCCTCATCCTCTGCGGAGCAATCGTTCTCGTAGTACTTGGCGGTCTGCGTCAAGACCTCGTTGACCCGGATATCGCCCTGCTCTACTGGCAGAAACTTGATGGCCTGCCGATTGTTGATCTCCATGCCAGAGACTGCATCGATGAACACCCCGGTGCGATCGAAGGTGATGGCGGGACGCTCCTCCTCCTCGAGCTGGGCAAGCACATCGGCTTCCCACTGATGACCGGAGGCGAAGTCGTAGCTTTCCTTGGTCTCGGTGCGCCACTGCGCCAGGCCTTCGGTGGCCTGCTGCCAGTCCTTGTGAATGTCCTCTACGGTGAGATCAGCCATCGTGATCCTTGAGCCATTGCCGCCAGCAATCGTGGCAGAAATTGCCCTGTACGTTTTGGTAGAAGGCGCTCTGCCCGCAGCCTCCGAGCGAAGAGACTCCGCCCGTCCAGCCGTGATAATGGCATGTCGTCATCTCGATAGGCGAGGAGCGCCATTCATGCTCCCATCCAGCTGCGTCGTTGTTGCTTTGCATAGGCTGCTCGATAGCGGTCCAGTTGGGGCAGAGGTGTCTCGACCTCGGCGTAATGCAGCATCATCGTGGCGTAGCGCGTGGCCGAGATCAGATCGTCGCGCTCCTTCACCGGCACGGAGCGACGCGCACCGTTCTCCGCCATGACGATCTTGCGATGGTAGTAACGGTACTCGTCCAGCCACTCGTGCAGATGCGAAAAGACCTTAAAACGCCCCGATTGCATGCGCTGATCGAGATCCACGATCGAAGCCTCGAGCCCGTTCTTGCGCTCATCAGGATACTGCGCATGCTCGGAGGTGAGATCCAGGCCCTCATTGCGATAGAACTGCGCGATCTGCTCCGCGGATTGGCGATCGCGAATCAGGCCGTCATGCGGCCAGGCCCAGCGGACATTGCCCCAATGGCGCAAGGCGCTCGCATGCGCCACCGGCGTCAAACCGCGCTCGCGGTAAGTCTGCATCACGTAGATCGTGTCGGTGTCCTTGTCCCAGGCGAGCTTGACCGCCGCAAACGGGTGATCGATGCCGAAATCCATGCCGGCGATCACCGCGAAGTGCTTCGGGACGACGAAGCCATCGATCGCGATCACGCTCTCGGGAGTCTTGAAAATCTTGCCCTCCCCCAGCATCGGCTCTCCGCGCACGCGCGCCTCGCGCTCATGCTCCGGATAACTCGCGATGATGCGTTCGCGGTCCTTTGCGCTGAAATGCAGTGCCTCTTCCAGGCCCAGGCCGCACCAGGCGGTATCGGGCTGGGAGTTGCGAAAGCGCATCACGACCTCAGAGATGCCGCGTAACGGCGTGAAGGTCAGCATCACTGGCCCCATGCTCGTATTGGTCCGGGTAACGGCTTCGGTGTAGATATCCAGATCGGGCTCCTCGTCGAGCCAGGCGCCGTCCCACTCGTCCGATGCCCACTTCGCCCGCCCATCGGCATAGGACATGAATACCGCGGCCGACAAGGTGCCATCGGCCTGGCCCTCAGTGCAATGGCGCACCTGAAGCACATCGATCCCATCGGGTACACCGCGCGACATGCGCGGGGGCAAGACCAGGAGCGCCTTGGGGATCGTGCCGGTGCCGATCGCCTCCATCGGACCGAAGAGGATTCGCTGCGGCCCCTTCTTGAGCAGATCGCCGGTCTCGGAGCCCACCCCCCAGCGCACCGCCTTCTTAAAGCGCAGGCCCTGCCACCAGTGGGGATAGATGCCGCTCAGATGCATGGCCGTTTCCATGCCAGCCGAGAGCGTCTTGCCTGCGCGCGAGGCCCCGAACAAAGCCCGCTCACGCGCGCGCAAGTGATGGAACTCGAGCTGCTTGGCATAAGGAACGTAGCCTAGCAGCCGGTACTCGGCCTTGAGCCGCTTCAGTTCCTCTAGCTTCTCGAGGCGCTCCTTGGCACTCAAGTGCCCCCGCCGGCTCACTGCCAGGGGCGCGCCGTGCCGGTCGTCAGCCGCTGCTCGGACAGCTCGCACAGCGCGTTGTAGGCTTCGCGCTCGAGGATCGCATACTCGCGCAATTCGAGATCCGATAGGTGCAACGTGCGCATGCCAAGGGTTTTGAGTGCGCGGGCCGAGACCAGATCATCGGCGTAGTTAGTCCAGGCATTGTCGCTGCCATCGGTGAACGACGCCGGATACAGCGTGCGGATGTAGTGCCAGATGAGCGGATAATCCTGCCGCGGCGCGGGCCCCAGCCACACCCGATCGTTGAACCGCGCGTAATCGCGCGGCTCGGAAAAGTTGGTGTTCCAGCGCCATTCGTCCACGAACCGGTCCCAGGACATCTCGTCGAGCTCGTAGCGGCGCGAGGAGATCGAGATCTCCAGATGATCAAGGATCAGCAGATCCGCCGGCATCTCGAAAAAAGCCATGGAAGAAGTGGCCGTGGTCGTGGTCAGCTGCTCGTTGAACCACCAGCGCTTGCGCTCGTAGTGCTTGATCGCCTGCCTCAGTTCCCGATCGATCGGGGTGCCCATGTCGGAGCGGTCCAGCTCATCGGCCATGCGCGTCTTGATGTCGGCGAAGCTGGTCATGAAGGTGACGAAGGACGTGCCAGACGCAACAGCGCATCGGCATATCTCAAGGCTTCTGCTGCGAGCAGATCTGCATCCAAATCTGCGTTTCGTTCCACCAGATGCCCAAGAAGGCCGGCGGCGATTTGCGAACGAACATCAGGCATACATTCCTGCAGCGTGCGCCTGATATATTCGTGTGTGGTTCCGAGCATCTCTTGGTGTTCTTCTCGGTGAGCCTGCGCATAACGCCCGAAATAGTTCTGCATATCGTGAGCGTTCAACGGTAGCTGGGTGTAGCCCAACCACCGCCAGATAAGCATTCTGATCATTTTCATCCTCACAATTTGAACAGAATCGTGCCGACCGCCGCCGAGGCAGAAATGCTCAACGCTGTACCGCAGACGATCCCACAATCGCCGAACGGAAACACAATCCCGCTGGCGGTCAAGGTGATGGCCGGCCCGAGCTCGGTATTGCCGTCCTTAATCATCATCGTGCCCACCGTCGTGGGCCAGATGCCCATGAAGATACAGGGCGCACCGCCATTCACGGTTCCGGTGGATACGCTCCTCTGAGAAGAACACCCTTCCGGGATGTGAGTCCTCCACTTTGACATGGTCAGGCTCCCTTAAACACAAAGCTCGCCAAAATCAGGCTCCCTTGAACAGGATCGTACCCACGGCAGCCGAGGCGGAAATGCTCAGGCTGGTGAAGATCATTCCGCAATTGCCGAACGGGAAGATCACAGCACTGGCCGTCAGGGTGAGCACGCTGCCCACGATCGCGTCGCCGTCCTTGATCTGCATCGTGCCGGAAGTGGTAGGCCAAACCCCCATGAAAATGCACGGCAATCCCGCATTGACCGCCCCGCTCGAGGTGCTCACCTGATAACTGCAAGGCTCCGGGATGTGCGTCTTCCAAATGGACATCTCTCGCTCCTATGGAAACAACTGCCGCAGATCGATCTCGCGCTGCGCCAGCTCCACCCTGGCCGCCGCCAGCGCAGCCAGGCCCCGCTCGTGCCTATCCCTGGATCCTGAGGCCTCGCGCGCCGCATCGGAGACGCTCGCCTCGACCTGCTGCATTCGGCGGTAGGCCGCCCGATAATTCTCGGCCGCCTGCAGGATCTGCTCAGGAGTCGCCATTCCTGAACCCAGGATGCTTTCTCGCCACCTGTTTACACCCTTTCAAGTGCTGCACACCACCGCTACAATAGGTCCAGTTGGATTCGACCAAGCCCGCCATGACCAAATCCCCTAAATTCCACACGAAAGTAGGCGCCTACCGCATCCCCGTGCGCGGCCTCTACGCCACACTCATCCTCTTCCACTCCGGCGAGCACGGCCGCAAAGAGGCCGGCTGGTACGCCTTCTGGACCGCGGTGCTGAAGAAGCCAGTTCTGACCAGAGATGGCACAAGGCGCTTCCGCAAGGTCTTCGGCCGCGCCCGCGTCGGGGAATCAGCCGGCGATCGCTTAGATCGCATGCGCTTCGAAATGAACCACCCAGCCCAAAAACCACAGGCCAGACAAGCCTACCGCCGCTCCTGGCTGCAAGTACTCCAGCAAGGCGGAAACATCGCCTATATCCGGCCCTCAACGATCTCAGAGATCAGGCACTGGATGAAAGACCACAAAGCAGATGCACCTCACGCCAGCTCAGTAGTCTTGATGAACGGCGAATACAAGCTCTGGCGCTGAAACTTCACCGAAACGGCGGTACAGAGAGGGGGGAGGTGCCAGCGCCAGCGGGAGAATGGGGTCCCATCCGGGGATGACCACCTTTCGCCAGCCAGCGAGCCCACAAAGCATGCTTTCTGCCCTGCACCATTCGCGCACTTGACATAATATCCATTATGCGAAGTTGCGGCGCGGTAAGTGCCTGATCACGCTCAGGACTTCTCTACTTCACCAGATCTTGCGGCGTTTGCACATCAAGGACTTAAGTGGTGTGCGGTGCAGCAAGCACCCCCAGCTCGGCTTCGAGCTCCAGAATCCTGGCGCTCACGTCCCCGACGTTGACCTGAATCGCGACCTGCGGGCCATCCGTGCCGTAGATCTGGCGTAGAACGCGCTCGAGCTTCCAGCACTGCAGCCTGGCCAGCTCCCGCGCACGACCTACTCCAACGCCGTCAGTGGCGTTCTCCAGCATCCGCTCGCTGTCATCCAGTCTCGCAAGTGCATGAGCGCTTTGGTATTCTTTCCAGAGTTTAGGTGCTTCCGCGAGGATTTTCTTGTAGATGGCTTGATTTGTACAGCCCAGCGCATCGGCCTGCTTCTGGATGGAGACTCCGTTCTGGTAGGCGGTGAGGACATCAGCGACGCTGACCTCGCGCAGAGCGGCGTCTGCGTTCATGATGAGCAGGCCTTCTACCGTGTGCTCTGGTACGTTGGTCAGATCCACGACTGCGCCTTCACTTCACCATCCTCCGGAGCCTTGGAAGGCATTGCCCAACAGGCCCTCCTGCCATCCGCGGTAGCCGCCGATAAGTTGCTCGTAGCTGGGCGGGGTAGCATCTTGTTCGTAGCCGAGGCTTTGTGCGATCGCCTTGTAGCCTTGGTATGCTGGGACCATGAATGGCATGAGTGTTCCGTAGAGCCATGGGTTGTTCTTGACCATTTCGCTGGCGAAGGCCTGATGATCGTAAGGGGCGAGGAAGGCCTGCAGTGGGTGGTGACGTGGCAGTGCTTGCCTGGCGTATAGGAGTGCATCCAGCGATGGATTTTCCAGTAGTGGCAAACCAACTTCCTCCTGTAGACAATCGGCCTGTGCATCGTGGTTCTTGCTGAGGCAGTGCTGGAACCCAGACTCTCATGAGGACGTACTTAGCCTGTGCGGGTGTGTTGGTGGCAGGCTGCCTTGCCGAAGGCAAGATGGGATCGAGCTTGCATTGCTGCGGCTCACGTTGTCCAGTTGCTGGATATCCATGAGGTTCAGCGTGTAGTGGTTGGGGTTGAGGGTGTTGAACTTGCGGGATTAGACCGCAGGCCGAGCTGCGCTCGGGAGGTGTAGGGCCTTGTTTTTGGTGTAAAGATTCCCCCCTACCCCCCGGGGATTGGTGTGTCGAATGGGCTGCCTCGCGTTTTGGCAGTCTCCGTGGCCCTCTATTCAGGTCCTTCTTGGACCTTTGCTCCCTTCGCACAACGGTTTGTGCTTATCGGGACGCGCCCCGGTAGTGGCCGGGCCTCGCGGTTCTCTGGGCAGCATCTCTGGCTTGGGGCGCCAGTCGGTTGCATCCTTGGCGCCTTTACCGATGTTGCAGGCCTCGCACAGCACCTGCATCTTATATTGGACTCGAACGATACGCTTGGTCTCGTAGCCAGTCAAGGCTCTGAAATGGATACTCACGCCATCGTATCTAATTTCGCCTTTTACGCGTTCCGTCCTGCATTGTCAAGTCCTTGCGCGATTGAGGCTTTTGCGCCTTTTCCTTCCGGCGCGCTTTCTGTCTCCTTTAGCGCCAGCTGAAGGCGTCGGATGCGCTTAGCCTGGCGCTTGAGCCCCTTCTGCTGGCCTGTGATCGTCGCCCACGCGTGATAAAGCAAGGCTTGGTAGTGCGTGGACTCGGCCAGGAGGCGTTCTGACACCGCCTTGTAATGCTCCGCGCGCTGATCGCACACGCAGCCCTCAGGCATTAGCCGTGGCTCATATGCATGATGCTCGCTTTCTAGTTGTCCGCAGTGACGGCAACGTAAGGCTTTGCGAGTCATATCTGCTGGATCAGCTATCGTGCCGTGATTTTCATACCATCAAGCCATGCCCGAGCAAGACCGGTTCGAGCTTGCCGATGACGCCCCTGTAGAGCGGGTCCATCTGCCGATTGAATCGGGTCTGAAACGCTGCCGTCCCTGAGCCGGCGAGCTGCATGGCCAGGACATGCAAGCCCAGCCGCGCTCCGCAATGGCGCTTGAACGCCGTCTCGGCTGCCTTCTGGGTGCCGCGCCCGATGTTCTTGAGCGCACTGCGGCACAGGGCGGCTCGCGCTCGGGGCACTCGTCCCCAGCGCGCGGCCAGATAGGTCAACTCGGACTCGCTGAGGGTGCGCTCGGCCATGCCCAGGATGGCGCCGGCTTGCGCATGTCGCTCCCAGACATCAAGATCAGTGGGCGTCGAGTGCGTCGCCCCACCGCGATGGCGGTAGATGCTGCTGATGTCCAACACCTCGGCGCTCGCCACCGCGCAGGCCCAGGCCAATGCCGCCTCCACGCACTCAAATGGTGGGCCGCGTCGTGTCACGGTTGGCTCGGTTCATGAGCTGATGCAAGGATAAGTGACAGGTACGACAAAGCCATTGAATTCCAAGCGGTTTGGTATAGTCCAAGTGGTGCTTTTCGCTATTGACTGACCCGCATACCCTGCAAACCTGGGGGACCAGCTTTCCGCGCCTTTGGTAGACATTGGCATAGGACCGAGCATTAGCCTTGAAGCGCTGAGCTGGATCGAGGGCGGTGTGCTTTGGTCGATGCTCGCGCATATATCGGGCATGGCAAGCGCGGCAGTGCTGGCCAGCTCTGTCGCGCTGATTATCGCAACGAGAGCACTTCATCAAGTTTCGGTCTTCAAAGCACGTCGGATCAGGGCTAATGCCGCGCCATTGGCAATGGATTGCGGCTCGACCAATAAGACATTCCAGCCAGCCAAAGCGGCCTCATTGAGCTTCTCGTATTCCTTGACCAATGCCGCTGGCCGCACATGCGCTCCACCGGTCCATAATCCGCCTTGAACCTCGATCGCAAAGCGCGTAGCGGTGAGCACGAAATCGAATCTCCAGCGGCGCGCCACGTGGAACTTCACCTGCCGCTCGAAGGCGATGCCGGCCTGGGTCAGTTGCGTGGCGAACTCGCCCTCCGGCGTGTTGGCATCCGCCAGTTCAGCGCCCTTGACTGTGGCTGGCAACGCGGCCCGTTTGCCGGCCTCATAGGCCTTGAGCTGGGCCTCGCTCCAGCGCTGGGTCATTGGTCCTTTCTGGCCGATACTCCAGTGAAGGCAGGCTGTGATAGTCATCGGACCCTAGACGCCTGGGCAGTGGTGCCGGCGGCACGTAGGGCACGAATTCGACCTGCGGCAGGTCGTGGGTAACGCCTGGGGCCTTGGTGCCTGAGGACCATTTCCTCCGGGCAGAGGCGCCGGGTGTAGCCGGGCGGGATGGATGGATCTGTCTCAGGCCCAACTTACCGGCGTATTTGGTGATCGCGTCGTAATTGCGCCCGGGCAGCAGATGGCCCAGACGCACCGCCCCCAAACGCGCGTAGCCTTCCTGCAGGATCGAGCGCTCTGCCTGGCTCCAGCGCTTACTCATCAGAGCTCCCAGCCGCGAGCCAAGGCGATCTGCCTGGCGTATTCGGTCGCGGCTAGTTGCTCCAGCCTAGCCTCGCGTCCTTGGCGATGATTGTTCCAGTACGCCAAGGCCTCCTCATAGCGGAATTCGCGGCAGCCTACACGGATAGACAGATGGCCGTCGCGAATCCAAGCCAAAGCTGTCCAACCGTTTGGAGTCCCTAGACCGATCACGCCTTTTGTCTTGCGCAGGTCCGCCCCGGTCAGGTCCGCCCCGGTCAGGTTCGCCCCGGTCAGGTCCGCCCCGGTCAGGTTCGCGTTGGTCAGGTCCGCGTTGGTCAGCTTCGCGTTGGTCAGGTTCGCCCAGATCAGGTTCGCCCCGGTCAGGTTCGCGTTGGTCAGGTCCGCCCAGGTCAGGTTCGCCTTTGGCTCGATTGTATAGTTCATAACCTTACTCACGGCCTACTCCCAGTAAAGGACTATTCTTTACGGCGCCGCAACATCACTCGAATCGTATCAATGGCTCTGGCTACGACGCTCCGATCACATCTCTGAGGGTCGACACCTGATGATGGATCACGGTAGCTGTCAGTGCGGCTCGAAATGCGCCGCAGGAGACGCGGGTCCCGATTCATCCAGTTGACCACAAAGCGTCGTATGCCTCGAGCCGTGGGCCGCCGCTGGGGGTTGGCGATCAGCCACATACGGGCCTTGGCCATCTCCTCGGGCAGGTTGCAGTAGGTATCGCGTAGTTGCAACTCGAAGCCCATGGGCATGGACCACTCGCTGTCTTCACTGTCTTTGATCCCTTTGAGCGGCAGGCGGATCATTTGGTCCTCTGTCTGAAAACCAACCGAGAGTAATCGAGAACTCCCTGAGCGCCTAGTCTCGGTCCTCCCCCGCAGACGCTTACAGTAACCTCGGTTACTCTCAGTTGGTCCTCTTTGACCTTGTCTTCAGTCCCACAAATCCGGCCTAAGTTGGGCTTTCGGGATACCCAGTAACTCCTCGATGCGCTTGGCCAGCGTAGGTCCTGGCTGGCGTTTGCCGGCCTCGAGCAGGCATAGGCAACTGCCGGAAATCCCTAGTTTTTCAGCGAGTTCTCTCTGCTTCAGGCCTTTCAGGCGCCGGTAGGCCTCCAGCGGGGTGCATTCAGTTTCGCTACGCATAATCCAATTTTAACCACAAGTCGGAAATAATTGCAAGCCTATATTTAGCTTGACATCAGGTCAGAGGCTGCTGATAATCCACTCTCACGCTAGGTGCTAGGCAAACGAAGGAGACGTAAAATGGAAGTGTCCATCGTGAGCAATCCGACCCGAGTCTGGTACTTCATCCTAGGCACCCGCCAGGAAGTGGAGGATGAAATCAACAGGCTGCTTGGCAGCTATCACACGGTGGGCTACGGAACGCACGTCAAGGCGTGCAACTTCGAGGATCCGCGCGCAAAGACTGCTGTTGCGCTGGTCGAGCGCACGACGAGTTGCGACTGAGGAGATCACAATGCCCACGAGCGTGCCTGACATGACACTGCTACTTCAATACGGAAAGCACGAACCTGACGGTGAGGCCTGCCTGATCGAGCGACTGCGGATCGACGCAGATCAACCATGGTCGGACCTCGGCTGGGAAGGCGGCATACCGGAATGGGCAGCATCCATCGGGCGCATCCTGAACGACGCCTATGGCGACGCCCCGGGCTCGGACGAGCGCCGGACCGCCGCCTTGCTGGATGCAGCCTTCGGGCCAGAATGATGGCTTCTCTTTACGAAATCACGACGGCTTTTTCTACAGACGCGGCCAAGCTCTCTGAGCTCGACCTCGATGAACAAACGCTCGCCGATACGCTCGACGGCCTGCAGGGCGATCTCCAGCTCAAGGCCCAGAACACCGCGATGGTCGTGCGCAATCTCGAGGCGCTTGCCTATGCGATCGAGGACGCCGAGGAGCGCATGGCGCAGCGGCGCAAGGCAGTCGAGAATCGCGCCGAGGCGATCCGACACTACATCCTGCGCTGCATGCAAGCGGGCAACATCCTGAAAATCGAGAGCCCGCACATGCGCATCAGTCGCCGGAACAATCCGCCGCACGTGGTGGTCGATGCCGCAAGCCAAGTACCGGCATGCTACTGGCGCATTCCTCCTGTGCCACAAGTAGAGATTGATAAAGCAGCAATCAAAACGGCTATAAAAGAAGGCAAGGAAGTCCCAGGCACTCATCTGGAGCAGTCCGAACGAGTTCAGATCGATTGAGGCAGTTACGAGCTCATGAAGCAATGCACAGTAAACGGATGCTTATCGCAAGTTCTTGCACGCGGGATGTGCTCAGTACACTACGATCGTATGCGGCGCACTGGCAGGACAAGCATCTCAATGCGCGCCAAGGGAACCGGGACTGTGACAGAAAGCGGCCACATACTACTGTTGATCAATGGTAGGAATGTATTTGCGCACAGGCTGAAAGCAGAACAGGCCCTTGGTCGATCCCTTCCACGCGGGGCCGTAGTTCACCATGCGAACGGAGATCCATCTGAGAATAGGAATAACAATCTCGTGATTTGCCCAGGCTCTGCCTACCACCAATTGCTCCACTTGCGTTTAGCTGCTTGGTTGGTGTGTGGAGATCCGAACTGGCGCATATGCAAGTACTGTCATCAATACGACGCGCCAGAAAAACTCGCATTCGACATTAGGCGTAAAGATGGAGGTCTCAACAACAAGACATACCATCGCGCATGCCGCAACCAGGAGTACGCAAATGGCCAATGAGATCGTCATCACGACTTTGCAGGATCTAGAGAAACTTGCTTGGCACGTAGCGAACTCGAAATTGTTCGGAATCAAATCTGTCGAGGAAGCTATGGTCTTGATGTCGATTGCAGCGGCAGAGGGGCGCCATCCCGCATTAGCTGCACGCGACTACGACATCATCGCCGGGCGCCCAGCCAAGAAGGCTGAGGCTCTGTTGCGCGACTTCCTTCAGGCCGGAGGGCACGTCGAATGGCACGCCCTGACTGATGATCTCGCGGACGCGACCTTCAGCCATGAGGCGGGCGGGACCGTACGCATCACCTGGGACCTCGAGCGCGCCAAGCGAGCAGGGCTCGAGAAGAAGGACAACTGGATCAAGTATCGGCGTCAGATGCTGCGCTCGCGCTGTGTGGCTGAGGGGGCCAGGACTGTGTGCCCCATCGCTACGAGTGGCCTGCCGACCAGCGAAGAATTGCGTGATGAATTGGCCGAGAAGGACATTACCCCAGAAGCTTCTGCTACTGCCCTCGAGCCGCCAGTCACACTAGAGCTCGTGCTCGCGGCCTATGATGCCGTCGAGGATGTGCCTGCTTTCCAGAGGGCGCGCGAGATGGCCGCGAAGCTCGCCAATGGCGACAAGGTCAAGGCTCGCGAGAAGGATGGCGAAGTTCGCAACCGACTCAAGAGCCAGGACTCGATAAAGCAGGCCAAAGAGACCCGAGAGAAGACCGAACAAGAGAGCGCAGGATCGCCGCAGGTAAGTTACGCCAAACTGCTCGATGCCATGCGCAGCCGCAAGGACAGTGACGCGTTGGATGCAGATGCTACGCTAATTGATCAACTCCCTGAGGATCAGCGGGACGGCGCCGCAACGGAATACCAGAAACTCCGTGCGAAGCACACGGAGAGGATCAAATGAGAAAGATTCACATAACGACCATCACATCCCACGAACAGGCGCATGTGGCCCGCGCTTGGTATCCTAGAATTGCAAGCTGGGACAATCCGACGAATTCCGATTCAGAGGATAACGAAAATGCACGATCCATTAACCGTAGCGCTTGAGATTCGCTACCCGTGGCTGGCGCATAGCAAAGCAGAGCGACTGGCAAACCAGAGCGAATTCACGCAGACCTGGCGAGCACCGTTCATTACGATCTGGCACCTTGACCCGGAGAAGGACGGCTCGGATGATTCCTGCGACTGGTCCAACCAGAAGGGCAAGCTGAACGCCAAGGAGAAAGCGGTGGCTGTGGCGGTCATGGATCTGGAGGACATCCTCGACAACGGGCCGCACTACCCTGACAGCCAAGAGCACAAGGCGTGGCAACCGCTCCATGGTGCCATCCTGGATCTCCTGCGCAAGCCTTCGCGCACGCATTGGTGGCAGGTTCACCCGCGGTGGCACATATGGCACTGGAGCATCCAGATCCACCCCTACCAGCAGGCACGGCGCTGGCTGCTCACGCGCTGCTCTAAATGCGGGGATCGTTTTGCCTACGGCGAATCGCCAGTAACTGGCAACTGGAACAGCAAGCCACCTCGATGGTTCAGGGGCGAGGAGGGACTCTACCACGAGCATTGCCACCTGAACAAAGTGAGCAATACCAAAGACTGCGCACGAAGCTCCTGGAAAGGACCAAATGACTAGGATGATAAAGAACCTTACACCAGAACAACAAGAGCAGCTTGCTATCTACCGGGAACGATGGATCAAGATCGGGCTGTCTTGCGAGCCACTGGATCTGCCCCGCGCGAAATCTGCTGTTGCGCGGGCGTATCAGGCGGCTGGCTTGGTTGCGCCAAAGCTGTACCTCGTGACGGATAGTCCATTGTCTGGTGCATTGGCTGCGTTGGTATTGAGAAAATTTATGGCTGTTGATCAGGCTCAGGTCGGGGCTCAGGTCAGGGCTCAGGTCTGGGATCAGGTCAGGGATCAGGTCAGGGCTCAGGTCTGGGC